GGGACACGTTGTCCGACGAGGAGACGACCCTCATGGCCCGGTTCGGGCTCGTGTGGGGACAAATCGCATGGCGACGACGGGCGGTTCGGCGGCTCCGGACATTGTTCGTTCAGGAATACCCCGAGGACGACGATTCGTGCTTCCTGACATCCGGCGTCCGGTTTTTCGACACCAACATCACCTCCAAACTCCTCAAAACGGTCGAGGACCGACCCGGGAAACACGTGGCCGGTGGGCTCGCTCACGAATGGGTGCCCAAGCGTGCCGGGCGTCGATATGTGATCGGGGTGGACACGTCCGAGGGGGTCGAGGGTGGTGATCCGTGTGGCCTCGGTGTGCTCGATTTCGCCTCGGGCGAGCAGGTTGCAGGGGTCCACGGGTTGTTCCGTCCGAAACGGTTGGCCGAATTGGTGTTCGAGTACTACCGGAAATACGACCGACCGTTGATCGGGGTGGAGCGTCAAAACCACGGACACGCCGTGCTCGAAGCGATGGACAACCTCCCATTCGACCCCGAGGACATTTTCCGGAACAAGCCCGGGTCGGTGGGGTGGTCAACCGACGTGGCGACCCGTCCCGTGATGCTCGACGAGTTGGCCGAAGCCGTCCACGAGGGCCTTATCAAAATCCACGACCGGACATTCGTGTCAGAACTGACTACCTTCGGGCTCCAAGGGACGAAGTGGGAAGCCGACCCGGGATCGAACGATGATTCCGTGTTCAAATGGGGGATCGCTTGGCAGATGCGGAAGTTTGTGTCGCAACGCGAGCCGGATGAAGTATACTCCACCCCCGGAGCCCGCTGATGATGAACGGACAAGTGGTTGCAGTACCAGATTTCGCGGTTGATTCCCTGATCGATCACCTCAAAACTCGGCTCGACGACGACGTGGCCGGGTTCGCCATCACCCGGACTCCGGACGACCGACGGTTCGTGGATGTCCAACTGAAAACCGGGGACCACGTCTACTACGCGGAGGAATAACCGATGCCCAACCTGTTCACGAACGCGGTGAAATGGCTGTCCAGATCCCGGACCGGCCCCCAGTTGACCGACGAAGCCGGGGCGATCGGGTGGGCTACGACGGATGACGAACTGAAGAAACCCAAGCCGTTCACGTATGCCGTCGCCCGCCAAATGATCAAAAACCCGACGGTCGCTTTGGCCCGTTCGGTGTTTTCCGGACCCATCGCATCCGGCGAATGGTCGGTCGAATCGGACGAGGGGGTTGACGAGGCCCGGCTGGATTTCATTCGGGAGGAGATCGTCGGTCGTCGTCAAGACATCATGTCCACGATCCTCCGTGGGATCATGGACCACGGGTGGAGCCCGTTCGAGAAAGTGTTTGGCGTCCGTGCTGATGGACGGGTCGGGTTGGCCAAACTCAAACCGTTGCTCCACGACCTCACCACGATCCTCATCGACGCCAAAACTGGGGCGTTCACCGGGTTCCGGCAAGAGAAACCGACCCGCGATGTGAATGTCTCGTTGGACACGTCGTTGCTCGTTCCGTTCCAGGTCGAAGGGACTGACTGGTATGGACACGGGCTACTTGAGAACGCACACGATGCGTTCCTGAAATGGACGTCCTCGAACGCCGGTGCGGACCGATATGACCGGAAGGTCGCCGGGTCGCATTGGGTTGTCCACTATCCGAAGAAAAAGCAGACGTTGGACGACACGGCCACCCGGGTCAGCAACCTCGACATCGCCAAGGACCTGTTGGCGGCACTCGAAGCGAATGGGTGCGTGGCAATTCCGACCGCGTTGGATGACCTCACGGGATGGAAAATCGAGTTGCTGTCTGATCAAGGTGGTGGGGCAACGAACTTCGTCCCCCGGCTGGAGTACCTCGATCGTCAGTTGTTCCGGGCGTTTCTCATGCCCGAGCGGACGGCGATGGAGGGTCGGTTCGGAACGAAAGCGGAAGCCGCCACACACATCGACGTTGCGATCACGACGATGGAACTGGTGGACCGCCACATCACCCGGCACATCAACTGGTATGTGGTGGACCAACTCCTCGCCCTGAACTTCGGGGACGAGGCTCGAGGGACGGTGCGGTTGTCGTCGGCTCCGCTCGCGGACATCAAACGCGAATTGATTGTCGAGCTTTACAAGAAGATTATCGACAACCCGCAAGGGTTCATGGCGGAAATCGATTCGATCGATCGGGACGCGATCAAGGAGCAATTGGGGATTCCGATCAACCAAAACGAGGAAGACGAGGAATGGTTGTCCGTCGTGCCGCTTCCGGGTGTGGACCCGGACGACGATGAGTTGGCGGCGTCGATGGGTGTCATCTATTCGGAGAGTCCACGATGAACGACAAGCGATGGAACAACGGATTTGTGATGGGTTTGGCGGTAGGATTGACCGTAGGTTTGAGTGGTGGTTGTCGGATGATGGGCATGGACCTCATGCCCGGGGACGACGTCCGGGAAAAACGAGTCACGGCCAAAACGATGGGGGAGGTGGCGACGGCTTCGACCGCTTCGACCGTTCCTGATTTCGAGGCTGATGCAGACAAGGACGGGGACGTTGACCTCGCCGACCACCAGATTGCCCAACAGGAATTCACCGGCCCGGATGACCTCGCAACGACCTTGACCCTCGCCGAACACCAAAGCGAGTCGCGGCTCTACGTTGACATCAAAGCGACGGTTGCCCCGGGATGGTATGCGAGCGGGGGACAATTCGTCCTCAGCTATCCGGAGGCGTTGGTTTTCGACGTGGTCCAGACTGGGGCGTTGACGAATCTCTGGACGGCGATCGAGCATGTTGATTCGAGTGGTGGACCATTCGTCGAAATCGTCATGGGCGGGATGAGTGACCGGGTTGAAGGTCAAGCGATATTGGCCACGGTCGAATTCGTGCTCCGGGACGGCCACGAACAACCGCCGCCGGGGTCGGTTCGATGGACGACGTGGACCCATTGCAAGGGCGTGGTGACGACCGGGTGTGGTTCGCCGAACATGAATTGCGAAAACCAAGTGATCGGGGTTTGTGATAGACAGATCCAACATTGCGTTAATTCGAGGATCACGAGCTCCGGGCGGGTGTTGTGTCCGCTCGTGCTCAAACCGGGTTGAACGAAGGGCGAGGTGGCGGGGGGTTGTCTCCCGTGCGGGTCGGGTATCGTGGCCCATTGGATGGACCTCGCTTGGCAATGGGCAACCGGAACCACCGACGCCGACCGGTGGTGGAATCGAGCAGCTAGTTTCGGTCCGGTGTGGGGGTTGGCGATGGGTGGCCCCGGTGTGGTGTCCCGGTGCCGTGGACGATTTCTGTATGACCTCAATGGAGACGGCGACGTGGACCTCCACGATTTCGCCGGACTGACAACAAGCTGGCCCGTTCAAGGAGGACGATGATGGCTGACGGTGAAGCAGTAAACGACAAAGGTGAGACGATGGACGAAGCGACAACCGGGGTTCGGGACACGCCCACAACTCCACCCGCTGACGAGGACGTGGCCCAACCCCAGATTTACTATGGTCCCCCGGAAGTGATCCCGATCGGGGGGTCAAACTTCGTGGACCTGTTTGTTGAAACGGGGAAGTTTGCCGTGGACATGGACGAGATCATCGGTGCCGAATCGCTCGACGATCAAACCCTCGGAAAATCGGTGGTCTACGTTCGGGGTCCGTTGAAATTCCTGTCCAAGCACGACCGGGACGACATCCTCCGGGTGATGCGGGATGCGGGATCGCCCCCGTGTCCGTTGTGTCGTGGAAGCGGGGGGAACTGACGTGGTCGCGTCCGAGCGTTCCCAACTGATCGCCGACCGGATCAACCGAGCCCAAGCCCGGTTACTTCGCCGTGGAGTCCGGGCCGGTGCTCGTGTTGGATTCAAAGCCCAACGGTCGGCCATGCGTGCGTTCGGGGATTACTCGGAAAGCCCGGCGTCCGCGTTCCGGAATGAACTGCTGAACGTGGCCCCGATCCTCGCCGACGCGATGTTGGCCGCTCACTTGTCCGGCATGGCGTTCATGTTGGTCGATTTCGGGTCGGTCCAGTTGTCGGACAAACCGGCGGACCGAATCCGGAAACTCCGGAAACGGGTGTTGGCCCACGAACGAAAAACCGCGGCGGTCGTCCGGAAGCTCGAACGATTGGCGAAGTTGAAGGAAGCCCGCCAAGCCCGGGAAGCGGCGTTGGCTCGGATCACGTCCCCGACCCCGACCCGTTCATCCGGGACGGTGTTCGGCAAAACGACGGAAGCCCTCAAACGGAAGTTGGCGGCTGAGGAATGGGAAATCCAACGGACCGCCCAGGTGTACCGGGAGGAAGCCGTCCGGGTGTTCGATCGGACATCCATGCTCGCATCGGCGAACATCACGGAAACGATGATCGAAATCCAAACCGCCGGGATGCACGTGGCCGAAGCCAAAGCAGCCCTCGGTGTGGCATTCACCAAAACCGGGTTGACGCCCCGGAACGCTTACGCCCTCGAAAACCTGTTCCGCACCCAAATCCAACTCGCATACTCGGCTGGCCGGTGGGCGGTGAATCAGGATCCGGCGGTTGACGAGTTGGTGTGGGGCTACGAGTACGTGACGGCCCGGGATTCGAGGGTCCGACCCAAACATCAAGCGATGGACGGGACGAAGTTGGCCAAGGACGACCCGTTCTGGCGGACGTCGTGGCCCCCGAATGGCTATTCGTGCCGGTGCCAGGCAATCGAAATCTTCGTGGACGATCCGGTCGAATTGCGGACACCAACCCCGCCCCCGGCCACGTTCAAGACGATCCAGGGGGCCAAGCGGGTCCAGATCGGGACGGGCAAAAATGCGATCTTCATGCAGGAGGGCGGGAAGCCAGTGACAGTTACTCCTGGTCCCGACCCCGGGTTTGCTTACAATGCCGGGGTGGTGTTGGCGGCGTGACGCCGTCCGAATCGTGGATTGACACAAAGGAGACGAGCGATGGATGCGATACTTGACAACCCGGTTCTGCTGATCGTGATCGGGATCCTCGTGGCGATGGGGTTCCTGAATCCGGACCTATTCACGGCGTGGATTCCGACCCCGCCCGTGTGATGACACTCGCCTGAGGGGTTCGCGGTTTGTCCGTGTCCCCTTCCACGGCCCGTTCCCGTTCGACGGCGGGAGCGGGCTATTTTTGTGGTCGCCCCGGGGTGGCATTGGGTTGATTTTGGCATGTCTTCTATGCGGCGGATTATGCCGAAACAGCCCTGGTGGTGGTGAAACACCTATAGGCTGCTGTTTCGCCCGTGCGGTCGCTGGGGAGCCACCGACGGTCCCCCTACGACCACCCACGGGCATCGAGCACCAATCCATCGGTCATTCCTCAACGGCCCTCCCCGGCGTCGTGCTCGGCTCGGGCGGCTTGGTATGATTCCTCGCACGTGGAACACCCGGTCGGGTTGGTCCCGAGCACGTCCCCACATTCGTCGCATCCGATCTTGGGCATTGGGCACGCTTGGGTCCTCGTGTGACGGGTCCGACATACTCCGCAGATAATGACGTTTCCCGGAACGCCCATCGTGATCAACTGATCGACCAACGATTCGGCACATTGGATCGTCAACCCAACGACGGTCCGTCCGCCGCCGGATTCCCCGAACGTCAACCCGATCGCGGTTTTCCCGTCGCGGCACATTCCGACCGACACCCCGACCTTCTCGTGACGGAGCCCGAAATCGTCCCCGGTGGGGGTCCGTCGTTTCGTGGTCCGGATGATCGCCGCCCCTTCGAGGTCCTCCGGTGTGACGCCCCGGAGATTCAACGCCCCTGGGTCGCTTGCACGGTCGCCGATTGGTCGGTCGCTTGGAAACATCACTTGGCCCCCTTGATCGCCGCCGCGAGGGCGTCCCGGAGGATCGTGGCTTGGGTGACGTCGAGGTCGATTTTGACGGAACCGCCGTTCGGGTCATCATCCGAAGCCCGCCAATCGGTTTGCACGATGATGCGGTCGGGGTTGGAGTTCTTGGGGCTGTGTGTGTCGGTCCGTCGGGTCCTGATCGGTTCGGCGTCTGGAACCACGTGTCCGGCTGGGGGGACGTTGGCGGCGGTCGGTTGTGCGATCAACGTGGCGAGGTCGTCGGTTCGGGTCGCTGTCATCATTTGGTCCTTTCGTGTTGGTTCGTTGTTTCCCATTGTTCTATATCAATTGTATAACACCCAGCAGTACAAGGCAAGGAAACGGTCGGGAAAAACTGGTTTTTTTC